CCGCCCGGTGCTCGCCGTCCTGGGCTCCGCCTCCCGTGGTGGTCAGGAGGTGATCGACGACGTCTTGGGCGGTGAACGTCATTTCCGCCTCCACTTGGGGGCGTACTTGTCGATCACGATCTCACGCAGTTCGGCCTTTGACTTGCCGGGGTGGCGGTGGCGTTCTTCCGCCGAGAGCTTGCGGACCAATCGGTCGCTCAGGGGCTTGGGCGGCGGGGGTGGCACCGGCGTGCCCTGGTGTTCGACGATTCCGCGGACGGTCAGGTTCCGCTGCTGAGCGACCTTGGTGATGTCGGCCGCACTGTCGATCCACGCGGCCGGGTCGCAGTGGCCTCGCTTGTCCGCCAGGCCCGAGCAGTAGTACTTGCCGCTGATGTTGATGCCGGCGGCTCGAGCCTCACGGGTGATGCGGCGGGCCTGGTCCTTGGGCATGTCGTCGAGCCATTGCTCGGCGTAGCGGCCTTGCATCACGGCTCGGTCGGTGCCCTTCACGCCTGGAGGCTGCCGGAGGGCGCACATCTCGGCCCACCGATGGGTATGGCCCTCGGCGATGAGGCGGACGTACATCTGCTCCGCCTCTCGGCCAGCGGCACGTATGTCATCGGGAACGTGTTGCATCGGATGCACCAGTGAGTGCATCCCCCTTGCCATGAACCGGTGAGCGCGGTGCTCAACCGACCAGTTCAGGTGGCAAACCGCCCCCCGCCGAAGCAGCCTGCGGGTCTGCCGGAGGGGGAGGCAGACCAGGCGGCGCTTCTGGCGGGGGGGGCGGCGGGGGGATGAGATACGGTGTCGCGTCGATGTCGAGACTCATCGCCCAGTCCCTCATCAGGGCGTTGAAAGGCTCGACCACCCCCCCGGTTGCAAGCGGAGCCAGGATCGGCCCCAGTGTTTGGACGGCCAGCGTCATCTGCTCGACGCGGCTCGATTTGTTCGGTTTGCGGGCGCTGCCGGCCTCGACGCGGAACAGAAAATCCCGCGTGAGGCTCATGAGGTCGCGCTTGGCGACGTGCTGCTCCCAGGCGATGGCGCCCATCGGCCCGAGCACCGGGGCCACGTCCGAGGGCTCGAGGAGCCACCGCACGGCGAGTGCCTCCCGTCGGGCGAGCGTGGACATGGCGTCCTCGAGTTCGTTCGCCATCGTGTCCGGACGAACCGCCACGTTCTCCTGCTTGATGGTCGCTTCGGCGGCACTGCGGAACTGGGCCCGGGTGTAGCCGTGGACGAGTTCGGTGAGGCCGGTGCGCTGGGCAAACTGATCCGCGACGGCCGAGAGGATGTCCCACAGGTCTTTGGTCACCTGCGGCATCTGAAACGTGCTGATCACGTCCTCGATGCGGCGGCCGAGGAGTTCGGCCAGCTCGATTACCTTGAAGCCGCCCTCGCTGGGGGCGAGCAGCTGATCCTTGAGTTCCTGGTCGGCCGCTTTCTGGACTGCGATGATTGTCTCGCAACTCGTGGCGATCCGGCTGGCGAGGAACGACATTCCCCAGTTCAGCATCCGGAGTTCCGCGATCCCCGGCTTGATGTGGGAGATTGGCCAGGCGTAACCGGGCTTGGGGTGGAAGGCGAGCGGCACGAAGGGCCACCCGCCGGGGTCGATGAAGTACGGAACGGGCCAGGCGGTGCGGAGCATGACGCTCTGCGGGATGCCCGTCTCCGGCTCGACGTCTTCCTGCATCACCGACGGCGGGAGATTCAGCGGGTAGTCGACGCCTTCGCAGATCACGAGGTAGCAGTACTTCCCCAGTGCATCGAACACGCCGCGGCTCTTCTCTGGAGCATCCTTGAAGCGATCGCCGGCGCCGCACTTGCTCCAGACCTTGTAGTAGGTGACGAGCCGTTGGGTTTGGCCTGCCTTCCGCTTGCTCGTGCGGGGCTCGTTGTCGGCCTTGATCTCCGTGTTGGCGTCGAGGTGCTTGCCCAGTTCGTCTTCCGGAATCCCGTACTCCGCGGCGATCTCCTCGAGCGGCCGGACGCAGCGGCGGGCGCACCACAGCATGTCGTCCATGTTGTCGAAGTCCGGATCGATCAGCAGGTTGTCCACCGAGTCGTAGAAACTCCCGACCATCCGGATCGGCTGCTCGCCCGGCAACTCCACGAGTTCCGGCCAGAGCACGCCCATGCCCTTCATCAGCCCCTCGTTTACAAACTTCTTGGCCTGACGCTTGAGGTCGAGTTCGTTCGGCGTGTAGTTGAGATACGCCTCCAGCAGTTGCCGTGCGATCTCGCGGCTGGTGCGGGCTTCGGCGTCAACGCGGGCAACCGACAGAAGCTCCGCCTGCTCCGGACTCATGAGGGCCATGTCCGCAGGCAGGCCGTACGCTTCGGGGGGCAGATCGGGCTGTTGGAGCACCGTGACCGTCCGCACCGGATTGCGGTGGTAAATCACGGCCCCGAAGATGTCGATCAACTCGAAGACCTTGTTGACCTGCATCCGGAACGCCGGCGGGGCGATCGAGCTGTTGTAGCCCCGCTCCCCGCGGGCATAGGCGTCTCGCCACATCCAGTTGTGGTCGCCGTCGTAAAAGAGCGCGGCTTCCTTCGCGTCGTCCGCGAAGGGCTTCTTGTACTTGATCGCGGCCTCGAACTTCTTCGTCCAGGTGCGAACAAGCTGCCGCAGCGGGTTACTTTCCGGCAGGCTTTGCTTGGGCATGGTCCGCGAGCCTGTGGATGAGCGTTGTCAGCGGCGCGTAGTCCCAGCATCCGAGTTCGGCCCAACCTGGGTTGTCGAGCAGGGCGGGGTCGTCCTTGTGGTGAACGCTCGACTTCTGCACGAAGCCGCCCGGCGTGAACGCCAGTAGGTTGACCGTGCATTCGCCCCGCTCGTCGGTGACCCAGCCGATGCAGGGGTTGGAGAAGTGCTGAATGTCGGTCGAAAAGAGCACGACGTCGCCCGGCCGGGGCCGGGGCATGGCGAACTGACTCATCAGTTGTGGGCTCCTTGTGGGCCTAAGTATACAAATGAACCCTTCTCCTCGCCGATCGATTTGCGGCGCTTCGCGAGCCACTTCACCCACCACGGATCGGCCTCATGGTGGATCACCGGTGGCTCGTGGTACGCCGGGCGGTAGGCGGCCAGATACTCCAAGCACTGACAGAGATGGACCTCGCCGCGGGTGTTCGGCTTGTCGGTGACGACGGCCGTGCCGCTCACGTAGTTCACGATCTTTCGATACCGCTTGATCTCGCGTTCAAGGTCGGGAAGCGCGCCGCGGAGGATCCGCAGTTGCGGGGTGCCGCTGGGCCGGATGTGCAGGGCGGCCCGGGTGCTCTCGCAGCGGGCGATCACGTCATCGCATCCGGCCAGGAACGAACTGCCCGTGATCTCTGAGCGGACGCCCCGCTTCATCAGTTGCTCCGTGTACTGCTCGACCGGGAGCCGGCCGGAGCCGATGTCGCGAAGCCGGCCGCCGTGGGCGTCGATCAGAAAGGCGTGGAAGTGCTGGCCTTGCACCTTCTTGGCGAAGTGATCCCCGAACACCACGGCGTTGGACTGCCGAAGGTAGAGCTGGTCGTAGACGAGCCAGTAATCGCCGGACGGGGGCACGGCAGCGAACAGGACCGCGGTCACGGCATGGCCGGGATCGACGACTGCGTACCGGCACCAGTTGGCGGGGATTTGGCCATCCGGCAGGTCCGTCCGGTCGAAGCCGTGGATGGACATGTCGAAGGACGGGTAGACGAGGACACTGTCGACGATGAAGTCGCCCTCGGACCGCATTCGCAGCACATCGTCGCCGCTGGCGGCCCACCGCTCGATGGACCTGCGTTTCTCCTCCTCGTCGAGATACGGGTTGTCGAGGAAGCGGAGCCGAAACTGTCGGATCGACGACTTCCCGCCCAGGGCGGCCTCGCTCGCCTCGGCTCGCTCTTTCATGCCAAGGAGCGCGTTGTTGGTGGAGTGCGGCATCGCGCTCCACTGGAACTTGCCGCGGCGGTCGACGATTCGGGCGAGGCTTTCGGGGATCCACCGCTCGTCGTTCAAGTCTTCGTCGACGTGGATCCGGTCGGCCTGATAGCCCTGGACAGGCTCGCCCTCGCTCGAGAAGAAGTGAATCTCCCAGCCAGTGGTGAGCGTGATTTTCTGGCAGTAGCCCGCGCTCTTGAGCAGCCAGGAGATTTTCTTGACGAACCGCTGCGGAATCAGCGGTGGAGCAGGGCGGGCCTCCGAGCGGCGGGCTGCATCGAGAACGGGGTCGAACGCCCGCCAATCTCCGGACATGGCATCCTTGATGATCTTGAAAGCCCCTTGTTTCATGAGCATCGGAAAACACACGAGCCCTAGGTGCTTCCAATCTTTTCCGATGACGACCAGGACGCCGTCCTTCTTGGGGTATTTGTTGAAGGGGTCTTGGCCGGTGACTGCCCGGGCGTCCTCGACGAAGGTGCAGAGGGACTTCCCGGATCGGTTGCCGCCGATGACGAGCACCTCACTCGCCTGGCACTTGTGGATCTCCTCCTGGTTGGGGTTCGGGCGGTAGAGCTTGAGCGCCTCGATCTTCCGCTCCCGCAGTTCGTTCTGGAGGTTTTTGAGTTCCTCCCGCTGAAACTGCGTCAGGTCCGGAATCACCGGTATCGCCGGCGGTGAGAGCCGCGGGTGCCGCTTGGGCTTTTTGGGCATCGTGAACCTCCCCCTGGATCACCTGCACGGCTTGCTGGAAGCGAACCGCCAACTCCTGCTCGAGTTCCTCTTCCGACCAGAGCGTGAGGGGTCGCTTGACGCCCCCTTGGTCGACGTTCTTGGAGACGAGCCGGCAGATCGTCTCGATGAGCCGGTTGCGGGCCGTGCCGCCTGGCGGCGAGTCGTAGTACTGCTTGACGAGCATCGCTGCGAAGCCGCTTGTGCCGCCGAAATACTCGATGACCCGTTCGATGACTTCGGCGCTGTGGGGGATGTTGGATCCCCCGCCTTTGACCTGCGAAAGCCAGAAATCGACGCCAGACGCTTCAACCTGCGCCAGAGCGGCCCGGCGGCGGGCTTTGGCCCGACGTCGCTCTTCCTTTTTGGCGGCGTGACCGCAGGTGCGGCACGAGGAGAGAAAAGCCCCGTCACGAAT